TTTCAATGGGACGCTCAGAGTAAAAGAATTAAAAATGTAGCTGACCCTACAGCTAATACTGATGCTGTAAATAAACAATACATTTCAACAAATATACCAAACATAAATACAGTTGCAGGAATAGCTAGTGATGTTACAACAGTTGCAGGAATTGCAAGTGATGTTACGGCTGTTGCAGGAGACGCAACTGATATTGGTGCAGTAGCAGCCAAAGCAACTGAAATAGGAAGATTAGGAACAGCCGAAGCTGTTGCTGATATGGCAATTTTAGGAACTGCTGATGTTGTAGCAGACATGAATACACTTGCAACAAGTGATATTATTTCAGATTTAAACACACTAGCTACAGCAGATATTGTAACTGATTTAAACACTTTGGCAACAAGTGCTAATGTAACAAATATGGCAACACTTGGTGCTTCAGGTGTTGTAGGAAATATTGCTACAGTTGCAGGAATATCATCTAACGTAACTTCGGTAGCAGGTATTGCTTCAGATGTTACTACAGTCGCAGGTGATGCTACAGATATAGGAACTGTTGCAGGAATTTCTAGTAACATAACAACAGTAGCAGGAATTTCAGCTAATGTAACTTCAGTAGCAGGAATTTCAGCTAATGTAACTTCAGTAGCAGGTATTGCTTCTGATGTAACTACAGTTGCTTCAAATATTTCAAATGTTAGCAACTTTGCAAACAGATACAGAATTTCAACAAACGACCCAACAACTTCTTTAGATGCAGGTGACTTAGCCTATGTAACTTCAGCTAACGCATTAAAATTCTATGATGGAAGTTCTTGGTCAGCAATTACAACAGATACAGACGTAAAAACAAACGTCTCAGCAAATGACACTACTGCGGGTTATTTGAATGGTAAATTAGTCGCAGGAGAAGCAGTTACTTTCACAGAAAATTCTGATGGTGGTAATGAAACTTTAACAATAGCGGCAACAGACCCAACACCTCTTGCAATAGCTTTAGGATAATTAATAGGAGAAAATAAAAAATGGCAAATACTTTCAAAGTCGTAACAAATGATGCGATGCCGACAAGTGCAGGTACACCATTGACATTATACACAGTACCAAGCTCAACAACTACAGTTGTTCTTGGATTAATACTTTGTAATGTTCATACTACGGCTGTAACTGCAAGTGTTAAATTAACTTCTAGTACAGCAGGTTCAAATCCAAATACCAATGCAGATGTGATGGTAGCAAAAGATGTTGATATTCCTGCGGGGAGTTCACTTGAAATTTTAAGTGGCTCAAAGTTAATTATGCAAACTACAGATGATTTATTAATTGACTGTAGTGTATCAGCAAAAATTGATGCGTCTTTATCCATAATGGAAATTACATAATAGGAGAATAAATTATAATGGGAAGTTATATAGGTAAAAAACCAACTGATGTACCTTTAACATCAAGCGATATTAATGATAATATTATTACATCTGCTAAGATTGTTGATGGTGCTATAACAGGAGACGATATTAATTCTACATTTAATATTGCCTCTAAAACAGTTACATTACCTGCGGCTAGTGTTACAGCTCACGCATCAGATTATATTGCTTGGCAATCAGTAGTTACTGCGGCAACTTTAACAGCAGTAGCAGGTAGAGGTTATCCAATAGATACATCATCAAACGCTTGTACTGTTACATTACCTGCCACAGCTTCAGTAGGAGATACAATTAAATTTGTAGATTATGCTAGAAACTGGGGAACAAACAAAATTACAATAAATCAAAATTCTTTAAAATTTCAAGGATATACAAGTCCTAGTCCTGAATATAATACAAATGGACAATCAGTTACTTTAACTTATGTAGACACTACAAAAGGTTGGCTACCAACTGTTGATGATGATGTAACAGATGAAGTACCACAAACAATTCCTGTGCAATATTTAGTTATTGCTGGAGGTGGTGCTGGAGGTGGAGGTCACCGAGCAGGAGGAGGAGGAGCAGGAGGATATAGAAATTCTTATGCTTCAGAAACATCAGGAAGAAATTCTTCAACTGAAACACCTTGGTCAGTTAATGCAGGAACAGTAATCACAGTTACAGTTGGTGGTGGTGGAGCTGTTTCAAGTACCAATAATGGTGGAAAAGGTGGAGATTCATCTATTGCCGCTAGTGGTCAAACTACAATCACTTCAAATGGTGGAGGTGGTGGTGGAGAATATCAAGCCAATGCAGATGCAGGAACTTATGGTTCAGGTGGTGGTGCAGGACACTACACTAATAACACAACAACTGGTTCAGATGGAACAGCAGGACAAGGATTTGATGGTGGAGATGTTACTGTTACAAATTCTACTCAACAAGGTGGAGCAGGTGGTGGAGCTTCTGCAAATGGAGCAAATGGTGGTTCAACATCAGAAACTTATGGAGGAGCAGGATTATCTTCTTCTATAACAGGTTCAGCAGTCACAAGAGCAGGTGGCGGTGGAGCTGGTGGTTATGATAGTGGAGGATTTGGTCGTGGTGGTGCAGGTGGAGGAGGAAATGGTGGTTCTTCTGACGCAAGTGACCCTCACTCAGGATATAATGTTTCAGGAAGTTATTATCACCCAACATCAGGAACAGATAATACTGGTGGAGGTGGTGGTGGAACTGCTCACGATAGTAATACTACGACTTGGGGTAGAGGTGGTTCAGGTGTAGTTATTTTGAGAGTACCAACTTCAGATTATTCAGGAACAACTTCAGGAAGTCCAACAGTTACAACAAGTGGTTCAGATAAAGTTTTAGTATTTAACAGTTCAGGGAGTTACACAGCATAATGGCATTTTTTGTAAAAATAGACGAAAACAATATTGTAAAAAATATAGAGGTTGTTGATAACAGTGTTGCAACAACTGAAGAAGCAGGTATTGCTTTTTTAAAAGAATTACATGGACAACAATTTAATTATAAACAAATGGGGGAAGCTCCATTTACATCTAATGGAGTTGAAACAACTAGAAATTATGGTGGAATAAATTTTACTTATGATGAAAGTTTAAATTTGTTTATAGAACCAAAAGTTTTTGATTCTTGGGTATTAGATGAATCAACAGGTAGGTATCACGCTCCTGTAGATTATCCTGATGATGGAAAAACTTATGAATGGAATGAAGATATTACAAATTGGGAGGAATCTATATAATGGCTTTAACAAAAATTGGAGATAATGCAATCGTTGCATCAACAGTAACACAGCACGTTACAGCAACAGACTTACAACCAGTTAAATCAGATATATCTGCTTTAGCTTTAAGAGAAGCTACTAACGAAAGTTCTGCGGCTTTTAATTTACCAAATCAATTTATAGAAACTTTTACAGACGATACAAATTTAGGAACACAAACAACAGTAGATAGAACAAATGGATATATTTCATCAATATATAATATACCTCATACTTATACAGACGATAGTGATACAATAGCAATAATAGAATTTCAGCAAAGCACTTTTGTAGATAGTTCTTCAAATAATAAAACTTTAACTATTGCATCTCCAATGACTAGAAGTGCATCAGGAACAGGAAAAATTGGTTCTTATGCAGGATATTCAGACACAACAGGAGATAACACTTCTTATGTTTCTTTTGAAGATAGTTCAGTAGGTACTGGAGATTTTACAATGGAAGCGTGGATAAAATATGAAGCAATACATGGTGCAGATAGATTATTTAATGCAGGTGCAGAAGATGGAGATAATGATTCAACACCAACTGGAATATCTTTAGGTTGGCAATCTAATGGTGGTAATTTAAATATGTATGGAGAAGCTAGTACAAGTAACTGGACATTAAGTAGTCCACAATCTCCTGCATATAATACTTGGTTTCATTTTGTTTTACAAAGAGCAAGTGGAGCAACAAGTGCTTTCGTAAATGGAACACAAACAGCAACCGATAATAGATTTAGTGGTAATAATATTAATGGTACTCAAATGATTTTTGCAAGAATAACAAGTGGTGGAAATACAACAGAAAATGTTCAAGGTTGGATAGACCATTTTAGAATGTCATCAGTTGCAAGATACAGTTCAAACTTTACACCACCTACAACTGTTTCAGCAACAAGTGCAACAGGAACATTAATTCAATCAGCTAATACAGTAGGTTCAGCTAAAACAAAAGTTGGTGGAACAATGCTTTATA